CAGTTATATCTTAAGCACTATACATTAACTTCTGATCTAGACGCGTATAGTCGACAGCCTAGAGACTAGATTGGAAAAACTAGGAGAATAAACTTATGGCAAATACAACTTTTTCAGGCCCAATTAGAGCCGGAAATATTTTAGACACAACAGGAACTACACTTGGAACTAATGTTAAAAACATTGGACCAGTTGTACTAACTCAATCATCAAATGTTGCATTAACACATGCTACAACAGCAGCTACTGCTCTTGGAATTATAATTCCAGCGAACAGTCAAATTATTAGCATTTCAATTCAAGTAGAATCATTATTTACTGCTTCGAATACTGCTACTATTGCTGTTGGTAATAGTTCATCAAGCGCAACTAACGTAGCTGCAGCGACTTCTATATCAGCAACTGCTACAGGTGCTGTTATGTTACCAGCAAGTGCAGGTGCATGGAGAACTGTAGGAACTACTGATGTTCAATTATATGGAATAACAGTTGCTAACTCTGCAACAGCAGGTAAAGCAAGAATTGTTGTTACTTATAGTCAAAACGCAGCATTAGCGGCACTATAATAAATTAATTTTTAAGGAGCTCGAAAGGGCTCCTTAATACAAGGAGAAAAAAATGGGTTCATATAAAGGTGATATACAAGCAACTAGATTTACAGCAACTACTTCTACTGCAATTGTTGCTCCTCCAGTAAGACTGAGAGGAATCATTATTGCATCAAATAGTTCTGGTGTTGGAATTGTAAAATTAACAACTACAAGTCAAGCTGGATCAAATTTATTTACAGCTGATGTACCAACTGGTGATGTTATTAATTTTAGTTTTCCTGAAGATGGAATTTTATTTCCAAAAGGAATTTTTGTTTCAACATTAACAAATGTTAGAGCAGTTACTTTATTAACAGATAAATATTCTGGTCCAGGTTTAACACCATAAGGAGAAGTTAGATGGCTAACACTACTTCTGGAACTACTACTTTTGAAAAGACCTTTTATATAGATAAAATTATAGAAGAGGCTTACGAAAGAATTGGTATGTCTGCGCCAAGAACTGGACAAGATTTAGAATCAACAAGACGATCTCTAAATATAATGTTTCAGGAATGGGCAAACAGAGGTCTTCATTATTGGGAAGTAGCAAGTAATACTATTTCCATGGTTAATGGCCAAAGCACTTATACTATTTATAGATCAGCTGGAGATGGTACTTCAGATGGAACTTTTAGTTATTTAAATGGTGGAATTAATGCATCTGTTACAACAATTACATTAGATTCAGTTTGGCAATTCCCTGAAACCGGCACCCTGCTTATTGGTTCAGAGCAAATAAATTACACAGGAACAGATACAGACTCTATGACAATTACAGGATGTACTCGTGGTGCTAATGGTACAACTGCAGCAATTCATGCTGATGATACAGCTGTATATGATTATAATTCTATAACTTATGGTCCAGATGATATCTTAGAAATGGTTTATAGAAATACAGAACAAGTTCCTGTTGTTGATTTTCCACTTACAAAAATTAACAGATCAGCTTACAGTGGATTATCTTCTAAATTTGCAACAGGTCAACCTACACAATATTACGTTCAAAGATTTATAGATAAAATTACAATCACTTTATATTTAACACCGGGAACAGATCAGGTAAATAATGTTGTGCAATATTACTATGCAAAAAGAATTCAAGATGTTGGAGCTTATACAAATGCAACAGATGTTCCATATAGATTTGTTCCATGCATGTGCGCGGGACTTGCTTATTATATATCACTTAAACTTGCTCCACAAAGAACTGAAGGATTAAAATTACTATACGAAGATGAAATAAAAAGAGCATTAGAGACTGATGGCTCTTCTTCTAGTTCATTTATAACACCAAAAACTTATTATCCAAATGTCTAATCTATCTAGAGGAAAATATTCTTATATGATTTCTGACCGATCTGGTCAGAGATTTCCATATCAAGAAATGGTACAAGAGTGGAATGGTTCATGGGTTCACATTTCTGAATATGAACCAAAACAACCTCAATTAGAACCAAAACCAACCACAGCTGATCCACAGGGGTTAAGATATGCACACCCTGATAGAATTGAACCACCTGTAATTGTAGTTTTAACACCTAATCCTTTTTTAACTACAAAGTATGCAGGCTCTACTTATATAAATGTATTTTCACAAGATCATGGAAGATCTACTGGAAACATTGTAAGATTTAGAGGACCACCAGAAGTTAATACAATTGGTATTCCTTCAAGGGAAGATTCTTTTGATGATGTTCCATCGTTTGATAATGTTACAGATATTTCAAATGCAAATGGTTTTACAATTACAGTTGGTAAAATTGATTCATCAGGTATTGTAAGTGATACATTGAATTACTTTTATTTTTTAAGTACAAGTACAGCGACAACAGGAAATATAGCTGGTGGTGGAGCACAATGTTCTGCAGGTCCAGTAACTTTACAGGCTTAATATGACATACGCACAATTAGTTACAAAAATTAGAGATTATACAGAAGTTAGTTCTAATGTTCTTAGTGATACTATTATAAATGGATTTATTGAAAATGCAGAATTTAGAATATTAAGAGATGTAGATTCTGATAATAATAGAAAATATGACACTTCTACTTTTGTAGTAAGTCAAAAATATTTAAACACACCAGCTAATCTTTTAGTCATTCGTTCTGCTGAAGTTATAAATGCAGGAGTTAGATCTTTTTTAGATGTTAGAGATATGAGTTTTATAGATGAATATAATTCATCAGGTACAACAGGTGTTCCAAAATATTATGCAAACTGGAATGAAAATACTATACAATTTGCACCTATTCCTGATCAAACTTACACAATTCAATTAAATTATATCTTGAAACCAACTGGATTATCGTCTAGTAATACAAGTACATATTTAAGTCAGCAATTTCCCAATGGCTTATTGTATGCTTGCTTAGTTGAAGCTTATGGATTTTTGAAGGGTCCAACAGATATGTTGCAATACTATGAAAATAGGTATAAACAAGCTATCGAAGGATTCTCATTAGAACAAATGGGAAGAAGACGAACTGATGAGTTTCTCGATGGAGAACCTCGTATTGTTCGTAAACCACAATAGGAGAAACAAGTATGGCTATTACACAAGCGTTACCAAATAGTTTTAAAAAACAACTATTAGATGGTGATCAAGATTTTTCAACTGCTGGTTCAGGCGGAGATAAATTTAAATTAGCTCTTTATGTATCTACGGCTACGTTAGGTGCTGCAACAACTTCATACACATCAAGTGGAGAAGTCGGTGCATCAGGAACTTATGTTGCTGGAGGAAAAGCATTAGTAAATTCTGGAACATCAGTTGTATCAACAGTTGCTTTTACAGATTTTGCTGATCTATCATTTACAGGTGTAACAATAACTGCAAGAGGAGCATTAATTTATAATACTTCTTTTTCAAATGCGGCAGTTGCAGTGTTAAACTTTGTAACAGATAAAACAGCTACAGCAGGTACATTCACAATTCAATTTCCAGCTTTCACATCTACAGCGGCTATTATCAGAATCTCTTAATAGGAGTCTAAGTCATGTCTGACATTGTTGACGGTTGGGGTAGAGGCACCTGGGGACAGGGCGCATGGGGTGAAAATATTCCAGTTGAAGTCACAGGTCAAAGTTTAGCAACAGCTTTAAATAGTGTAACCGTTACAGCAACTCAAAATATAACTGTTTTAGTAACAGGTGAACAATTAGTTAAAGTTCTTGAAAGTAATATTGGAATTTCTGCAGGAGGTTCCGTTCAAATTCCAGTATTTGAAGATATATTAGATACAGCTTTAAATAATGTAAATATACTAGGAACTGCAAATGTTTCTTTAACAGGTCAAAATTTAACAACAGCTTTAAATTCAGTTACAACTTTAGCAGATGCTAACGTTTCTTTAACGGGTCAAAATTTAACTACAGCATTAGGTGATGAAGCAATTACTATTGATGTAAATGTTTTATTAACAGGTCAAAATTTAACAACTGCTTTAAACAGTGTTACTGTTGCAATCTTTGAAGATGCCTTTGTTAACGTTACAGGCCAATCTTTAACCTTAGCTTTAAACAGTGTTACTCCAGTATCCGTTGTAGAAGTAACAGGTCAAAGCCTAACTTCGGTACTTGGAGATGAGACAGGATTTACCAATGTAACTGTTAGTTTAACTGGACAAAACCTAACAAGTAGTTTAGGAAGTATAAGTTTCGCTATATGGACTGAAGTAAATACAGGTCAAACGGTAAACTGGACAGAGGTTGACACTGCTGCATAAATAATTTAAAAATAATAAGGATATAAATATGGCATCAAGTTATTCTACAGATCTTAAACTAGAACTTATGGTTACAGGCGAAAACGCCGGTACCTGGGGAACTAAAACAAATACAAACTTAAATTTATTACAGCAAGCAATCGCAGGGTACCAAGATGTATCTATTGCAGGTGGAGCTCAAACTACAACCCTTGTAATGACAGATGCAACTATATCTAATGCAAGAAACGCAGTTTTAAAATTTTCAGGTACAATTACAGGAAATCAAATAGTTACAATGCCAGATGGTATTGAAAAAACTTACATATTATATAACGGAACAAGTGGTGCATTTACAGTTCAGTTTAAAACAGCTTCAGGATCAGGACCTACTTTTTCTACAACAGATAAAGGATTTAAATTAGTTTATTCAGATGGAACAAATGTAACAGATGTTCCTCTTGGAGTTCCAGGTGGATCTAATACACAAATTCAATTTAATAGTTCTGGATCATTTGGTGGTTCAGCTAATTTAACTTGGGATGGAACAAATTTTGTAATTGATTCAGAAGGTGCATTAAGATTAGGAGACAATACAGGTTCAGCTTATGTTGGATTAAAAGCTCCAACTACAATTACAGGAGATACTGCTTATACATTAACATTACCCGTTGCAACAGGAACAGCAAATCAAGTTCTACAAACTGATGGTTCAGGAAATTTATCTTTCGCAACTGTATCAGGTGGCGCTGCATGGCAAGCAGTTAAAACAGGAAATTTTAACGTAACTGCAAAAGAAGGATATTTTGTAAATACTACTTCAGGAGCAATTACAGCAACTCTACCATCTTCTCCAACAATTGGAGACTTTGTATCATTCATCGATTACGCTGGAACATTTGACACTAATAATTTAACAATTGCTAGAAATGGAAAACCCATTCAAGGTGATGCTTCAGATTTAACGGTGGCAACAGAAAGAGCAGGACTAACACTTGTATTTGTTGATAACACTCAAGGCTGGCTGTTACAGAATAATTAACGGAGGTTTGAAATGACAACCTTTAAAGAAATAC